TTGTTCATTTACATACTTGATAATGTCTTTAACAGTCATATATTTACCGTTTATGTACATTATATCCGTGCGTTTGTCGTAACCCGCAATAGCAGTCGGTTCAAAATTATTCAAATCAAAATCAACTATCGCTACTTTTGGCATTTCTACCTTTCCGTCAATCGTTTTCTGTATAATACTCAAACTACGTTCGGCAAGTTTAATTGCTTTTTTATTCGCAATATTCGTATCATCAACAAACATTTCAAACTGACTGTTTGTAATCGGATTTAGTTTGATTTTCTCCGTTGTACCGTTATTCATACTTATTTCGGCTTGTTTAACTTCGGTGCCGATTTTCGGATTTCTGTCACCGCCAAATGCCTTTGACATATAATCAATGTCATCTTGTTGTGTTTCCGCATCGTCATCTTGTTTTTCATCTTCCGCAAAATATGCCGTTATTGTACCTCTGCAACGGGTATGAAACGGCGGAGCGGTTATACCTTGCTGATACTCGGAAAGTTTAAAATGCTTACCGTGCATACTTGCACATTCACTGCAAATATCACTGTCCATATTCTCGTCAATCTCGTATTCTTCAAAGCCTGCGTCCTTTAGCGACTGCAATCTTGCGTCAACCATAATATGCGTATATTCCGTCTGATACAATGCGGCGGCACGGCTTTTTGAAACATTCATTCTTGCAGAAATATTTTTAATCATTTTATCGGGACTGTCGCCCCTTGTTATGCCCTGTACAAGATTTGTATTGAGTTCTCTTAAAAGTTTCTGCTTATCGTTCCATATCCTGTCGGAGAAATTACTTCCGTCAAGCCACTTTTCATATATCGCATTCTTTACCGTGTCACGGTCGAACTTTGCAAAATTAACAGCATAATCAACCGAATCGGCAATATGTTTATTTGTTGTATAATATGTATCACTGTATGCCTTTTTAAGTGATGTTGAAAATTTATCCTCTTGCTTTTGTTTCAAGAGTTCGACTTCTCCACGCATTTGATATTTGAGTGCCTCCAAACGGCTTACCCTTGAACGCATATACTCATTATCAAGCATTGTCGTCCACTTGCCGTCTGCGTTATCAAGTGCCTTTTCCCTAAACTCCTCAAGCGACAGCTTAAACCCTTTAAGTTCGTCACGACTTAGCTGTTTTCGTGCCTCTGCCATACTGATACCGTTTTCACCCGCATACCTTGCGTAAAACGTTTCAATCTCTTTTTTTATGCCGTTTAAGGACCTTTCATACTCTTTTATAAGTTCGCGTTCTATATCATCGGCTTTCTGTGCGTGGATTTTTAAAAGCTCACTGTTCCTCTTCTTCCAATACTCGTTCATTATGTCCACCCATTATATCGTCACTGTCGTCCTTTTCTTCCGCAATTCTCTCCATTTCCTTATCTGCGTCCTCAACAAACGGATGACGTTCGATAATAGTGCGTTGTGATATAACACCAACGCTTTTTTGTGCTATATCCGCAAGTTCGGTGTCGTTTGAAACGCTTGTCCTTGTCCACGTCTGTGTGACATTCTCGCAAGCGATACCGCTGTAATCGCATATCGCTTTGATGAGTTCTTCAAACCCACTCCTAAACTCCATTTCCGCCATACCGGCTTTGAGTTCAAGCAGTGAATACAAATATTTCAATGCCGTACCCGATGAATTACCGAAGTTCTGCGGATCGGGATCAATACCTTTGCCCTGTTCAAAAATACTCTTGCGTGTCATTTGGAGCATTTTCTCTCTTGCCTCAACCGGAATATCAATCGTCAAAGTCGAAAGTCCTCCGCTTGCTCCGTCCTCCGAATCAAGCTTAATAGTCTTGTACTTCTTGAGCTGTGTCAAAAACTCCGAAAGGCTCTCGCCCTCATATCCGCTTAGTACGAATATAATCTCCTGTATATCTTCAAGGTCGTTTATAAAACCGCTGTACGTTTTGTCATATGTATCAATAAGTCCTTTTATCGGTGTAAGGTCATCACGATGAAAGCCGTTATTGAAAAACGGAATAAACGGTACACGTCCGAAATTATGACTGTACACGTTACATACAGTTCCGTTTGTTTCAACGTCATACACGTTGAACATATTATACATTTCAAGCCGTTCAAGACCGTCGCCAATCTTCTTACGGAATACACTGCATTCCTTATCAGTCCAATACTCATAAACATGATAAGTGTCACCGTTATCGTCAAGCTCTTGATACGTTCTGAAACACGCCGTAAGTTCGTGTTCCAAAGTATCACTCCATATCGGTATAACTTGCTTGCTGTCTATAACGTCGTACTTAAATCCGTCATTATCCCAGTAGTGAATCCAACTCACACCCGCATTTGACGCATTTATCGCAAGTCTTGAACATATTTTCGTGTATCGACTGCCGAGTATATTGCTTATTTTCTCATTCGCAGATTTATTCCCGACATCGAATAACGGCGGTGACGTAAACATATATGCAGACTTTTGGTCTACAAGCAAGCCGTGAAAATTTGACGGTATTCTGTTATTGGCATTTCTCAAAGGCTTTTCGTCCTCACTATGCTTTATGTGCAAAATATCGTTGTCGTTTAAGTAATACCTTTCCGCCGTCTGCACTCTCGATATAAAATTCTCGTGTCCGGGTATATATTTTTTTATCAGCTTTTTCACTGTTTCCAAATCCATTTTTATCACCTACTTTAAAATTGATAGTCCGCCTTTTTTCCTGTTCATCATTTCCGCAATACCCGTTGTTGCGTCGGGTGCGTCGTCGTGCTTGTTCTTGCCCTCACGTTGATATGTCGTCATCGCCTTATAGTATTCGGGAAAACGTATGTGCCAGTCGCAAGGAAAATATATATTCTCCATTACCCAAGTGCTATTGGATAATATTCGTGCCTCTTTGTTATTGCTTTGGTGAAACCATTTCACCGTTGTAAAATTACTGCCGTACTTTTCGGCAAGGATTTCACGCACACGTCTTGCGAACGAACGTCCGCCGTTATTGCTTTCAATCTTTGCAAGATTTACGTTGTTCTCATACAATCTGCGTGCCGTTTCACCCTCTGTAATCTCCATAGGCTCATCGGTATAATACACGTCTATGACGTATACTTCTTTGCCGTATATGCCGTATATTATGTTGCAGAGATAGTCCGCACCAGTATCGGCGGTATCGCAATATGATTGTATTTGCGTAATCGGCGGTAAACTGTCGTATGTTTTAAGCGTTGTGTAGAGTTTGCCTTGCAAATCAATCGGCTCTTGCTGATAGTTCGCACTTGCTATATCCGCACCCATTGCCTTAATCTTTAAGTCGTAACTGCTCCGTGAAAGTATTTCGTCACAAAGCATATTGCCGTCATCACGAACGGCTTTCATCGTGATTACTCTGTGCGATATGTTGTTCTCGCTGAAATACTCAATCGCACGTCCCGCAAGGTCGCCCGAAGCCCACCGTGTCATTATAATGATTATCTTGCCTTTTTCTTCAAGTCGTGAAAGCATTGTGTTCGTAAACCATTCCCAATGCTTTTCTTTGACTGTTTCGTTGTATGCCTCCTCAGCATTTTTGATAAGGTCGTCGATTATAAGTAAACTCGCTCCGAAACCTGTCGCAGTACCGGACGGCGATGTGGCAAGATAGTTGTTGTAACCGCCCTCAAGGCTCCATAAGTTCATCGCTCCGTCGCCTTGCTTTATCCTCACATTCGGAAATATGTCACTGTAAATAATCTTTTCCGTATCGGCTTTTTCCTCTTGAATGGCGTTACGCACCGCTTTTGAAAAGGTGGTTGATAACGTTTCATTGTATGAACCGGTCATTATTTTTTCGCTTTGATTTCTGCCGAGCACCCACTCAACAAACATTGAAGCAGTACGGCTCTTGCCGTGACGCGGCGGTAAATTGATAATCAGTGCGTCTTCGTCACTTTCGTAAAACGATTGCATTTCATTGCATAATCGTACAAGAAATTCTCGCTCCGGCTTGTAGAATGACGGTGCTGTTAAGTGGCAAAAATAAAAGAACTCGCGTCGTGCAAGTTCTTTCTTCGCCTCAAGCATTATTAAGTTTTTATCCATCACCTATCAACTTCCTTAATTCGTCGGTCGTAAGATTTGCCATAGGATTGTTTATGTCCATTGTGCCACTGTGCGTTATTTCCTGTTTCGGTGAAAATTCATCTTTGCATTTGCGTTCAAGATACCATAACGACAAATTAATATCACCTTTTTTTATCCCGTGTGCAACGTTTAATTTCGACTTCATTTTGATATTGTCTTTTAGTAGCTCTTTTCGCTCCGAAAACTCCTTGTGTTTCTTGCAGTAATCGTATAACGTGCTTACCGCTATATCCGCATAAATACAAGCCTCTCGGTCACTTAACCCCATTAAAAATCCCTCTTCGAGTTTTTGGACTGTCTCTTTCGTAATCTTTCTCGGTCTTGCCATGAATTTCACCTCCTGTTTTTTGGTATAGAAAAAGCTCATTCTATCGAATAGAACGAGCTTTCTTTGCTTTGATCATTTTTTTACTTTCCTGTATCTTTTTTCTCTTTCCAATATTTCCAATCTTAATCTGTATCGCTTATCTTTATAGATTCCAATGTTCATAAATATTCCTCTTACTAGTAGTAATACTAATAATCCTACACAAGCTATACCTACCACAAATAATTTTAGTGCACTAAGATTTGATGGATCAATACCAAATTTCTCATCGATTACCTGTGGAAGAACTAATAAAGCCGCAAAATATGCTAATGCAATATTATAATAAATAATATCGCTACCATGCTTTGTTTCTTCAAGTTGTTCTCTTAAGTTAAATTCCTCAGCATCTAATTGTATGTTATCATAATACCTGTATTTAATTTCATACTGTTGTCTAAACTCCGTATACTTTTCTGTATTCCAATCCATTTCCATTATCCTCCGTAAAATTGTATTTGTGTATATAATTCGACAATATCACACAAAATTCCTTTTTTAGAAGAATAATTTTTTTAATATCTCCTCTCCCACCAATTACACGAGATATTCACCCATCATCTCACGATGATACACTACCTTTTTTACGAAAATAACGAGCGGTAAGATATAGAACACAAAATATTGCACTGTATATATGTTTTGCATTATTTTTTGTTTGCTCATTCTTTTCGCATTATAAATTGTATCACACTTTTTTCGGCAAATTCGGCATTTTTAAAAATTTATTATGTTTTCTTCGTGGATAACTCTCATCGTAATGCCCTATCTTAAATGCAATCCACTGCCATGACGGCATTACGGTGCCGTCTATGTACCTGTATCGGAATATGCGACGTGTTTCACTGTCCAATATACCGGCAACAAACAATTCAATTTTATTTTTCTGTCGTTCCAATCGCTGACGTAACACAATATCCGATATATGCGTTGGCTCAACACCCGATACAGAAATACAGTGCTTTACGTACGGGAACTCACTGTCAGAGCCTGTAACAGTACCATGTACTGTATTACTGTTTATCCTGTCGTTTACCTCATTCAATTCTGCCACAATACTGCGATACTGTTTTAGCTCTTCCTTTGTCAAATTGTTTCCTCCTTAAAGCTTTCATTTAAACATTCTGTAATAATTTTTTTCGCTCTGTTTGTATTTATCTTTTTTTCTTCTGAAATATTTTTAACAAGTAATTTGCCGATTGCAATAAATATTATAAAAATATCTTCTGTTCTTCCATGATAGAATAGTTTTACCCTTGATCTCATCATTTTTATACTAAATAAAAAATTCAAAAAAATACCTCCTTTGTATTGACTTTTTTACTTTTTTTGATAAAATAATTATATATTTTATTAAAGGTTGTGATTATTTTGTCTAATAAATCAAATGATTTTCTTAATTCCACAGGAAAAGTGTTAGATATAGTCCCTAATGTATATGCTGACCTTGCTCAGCCTGCAGCAAAAGAAGTTGGAAAAACGGTTTCTCTTATTCCTCGAATCATAAATGCTGCCTTAGCTCCACTTCGTCAGTGGATAGTCACTAAAGAATATAATATTAAAGAAACTGAAGCACTTTTAGCAAAAAAATTAGAAAATGTTAACGCTGATAGAATTGTGTCTCCAGAACCATATGTGGCTGTCCCCGCATTCGAAGCAATTTCATATTCAATGGATAGCAAAGAATTACGAGAACTATTTGCTAATCTTTTATCTAAATCTATGTATGCCGATACAAAAAATGATGTACATCCATCATTTACTGACGTTATCAAACAACTTTCTCCTTTAGATGCACAAGTTTTCAAATATTTATTTGAATGTAAATATAGGCCTATAATTGAACTCAAATTAAATCTGCCAAATAATGAGGGTTTTTACCCATTGATGAGTAATATTACTGATATTTCTATCGGAACTGTTGAATCTATCGGTATATCTCTATCTAATCTTAAGCGATTAAACCTAATTGATATCTCTTATTCTAATTTTTATACAAATGATAAACTATACGAACCGCTGTTAAAAACTGAATTTGTTAATACACAAAAATCTACTTATGAAAAAGCTCCCTATGAATTTGATTTTAACAAGGGCAAGATTGATATAACTGATTTTGGCAAACTTTTTTACCGTATATGTGTTCAATCACTATAATTTTTTCATTTACGCTATATTAAAAACTTTTAATATAGCGTAAATGTTTTTATTTTCTCAAAAATATATCTATATCTTTTATCCACGTTGAAAATATTTTTGAAACAACCACCTGCTATGTATCCTTTATGCCCCATCATAAACTTGTCCAAAAAATTCAACATCTGAAAATTTTCTCTGTCCTGCTTAATTATCATCTGCTTACTCCTCCAATTCAATCACCTTAAATATTTCACTTTGCTGTTTAGCACCGTCAGTTTTATCAATAATGCCCTGTTTTATTGCAGTATATAAATCAGCTAATCGTGCTATGATGAAACATTCCCCACAATTAAATTCACCACTGTTATACATATCATCATAGCATTTTGCAAACTTTTCGCCATCGGTTACACATATATCCGACAATTCGTTTGCCTTAGCTTTCAGCTTATTTCTTGTAGCTTTATCAATCATCATTCAGCACTTCCTCAATGAACTTTTTAAATCCGTCAAATTCAGACGGTCTAAGGACTGTAACTGCACCGCCGGAAGTTAATATTTTATCTAAATGGCTACGTTGCAACGGTGCCAACTTACCGTGTTCGGCTTTAATCTCAACACCTATAAACTTACCATTCGCACATACAAGCAAATCGGGAACGCCTGCCCTTGTACCTCCGCAACCATAATATTTAACCACATAACAGCCTTTACTCCGTAGCCATTGTTTAACTCGGTTTTCAAAATTCTTTTCCTCTGCCATCAGCCAAATTCCTTTCTGAATAATTCGTCTGTATAATCTTTTCGCATTAACAGACACTCATATATCTTTTCTTCAACGCTCTTACGGCACATCATTATGTGATAATAGCATTGTTTCTCTTGACCGATACGGCATATCCTCGCTTTTGATTGCTCAAACAGTTCCGAACGTTCCGGCAGAGAAAAATATATAATTCTGTTCGCCTTTTGCAAATTTAATCCCATTGCTCCGGCTTGATATTGTATCAACGTAACCGAATTATCGTTATTTTCGTATGCTTTTAAGTCCTTGATCTGTCCGTTTACTATGCTTATCGGTCTATCAAACAGCACTTTTCTTAATGCTTCAAGTTCGGTATTAAAGTTATAAAAAATAATAACCCTGTCAGATGTAGAATTAACTAAATCAATTAATCTTGCAATCTTGTCCTTACTGTATGCACTACATAACATTCTTGCATACAGTCTTTTTGACAATGTACTGTCGCCTGTCAATTCCTTATCATCTATCTTAATTACTCGGTCTTTCATAAACTTTTTGTAGTCTGATGAAACGGTTGAATATTCCTTGATAAACTTCTTTTCCGGTAACTTAATAACTTCTTCCGTCTTAGCGAATACCGCACCGTATTCCTTTAGTTTTGCCTTTAATTCGCTTACATTCTTGTATCCTGTAACTACTCTGAACATTGGACCGCCGTAACTTCGCAATTCCGTTTTTATGTATCGGTTATAATATGCCGTTTTGGTAATCTTCCAACCTAACAAGCGTAATTGCGAATACAGGAACTCATACTTGCCGTCTGTCGGTGTACCGGATAACAATATTGTGTGTGACGGTTTCAACGATAATATGAACTTCGTACGTTTTGCAGTTTCATTTTTTATCATTGAACTTTCGTCTAACATCATTGTAAAATCCTTTAATTGTCTTAGTTCTTCACGTCTGTAAGCCAATTCATAATTTATGATACCGATACATTTGTATATCGGATATATCATAAATCCCTGCATATCCTTTTTATTCGTCAAATCAAATACTGCATAATCCGTATAATGCTCTTTGAAATGCTCGCACCAGTCTTTGATTTTAGACTTCTGACACACAATTATATTCACGCGTTCACCGTATAATCGTAATCGTTCACTGCCTATAAACGTCTTACCTAATCCCATATCATAGTAAAATGCCGAATTATCTTTATCACTTGTCAATGCAAGTGCTTTTTCTTGATAATCAAATAATTTCATTGTTTAACTCCTTATATATGCGTCCCCACGCCCCCAAACAGTATTTTTAAAATTGGGGGCTACCGAATACGATACCTATGCGATTTATCGGTATGTGTCCCCAATGTCCACACATTTTTTATTACTCTATATAGGACAATATTTTTTTGATTTTTAATAATTAATCAAATAAATATTACTATATATACATTATAGTTTTGTTGAGGACGTTGGGGACTTGGGGACACTTTTTTATATTAAAACGGTAAATCTTCATCATTTTCAATGTTCTCGTAGTCGTCTATATCATCTACATAGATACAGATACAATGTGCTTTTGCGCCATTAATTCGCTTGGATATATCACGTCTGCCGTTTTCGTGACGTGCAATTTTATGGTTACGAATCATCCATGAAAGTGTTGACTGTGGATTAAATCCACCGTCAGTAATTATCGAATTAAACCGATTTTTCAATATGTATATATTGCCGTCCTGCTCTATCCCCCAACACTCATTGCCGTTTGATGTGAAATTGCTATGATTTGCGATAATTTCTTCTCGCAGATAATCATACGCACGTCTGTTGACGTTCAACATATCCTTTGTTTGTAGATACGGTTTAATATCATCTATACTGATTCGTACACCGTCATTAAATATCCAACGTTCAGACAGTTCGTCAGCGGTTAATAATGCCGCCGCTGACGCAATTTGTTTGTCCGTTGCCTCTGTGTTATCTTCCAACAGTTTAATGTATTTTTCGTGCAATGCTCGTGCCTCGGCGATATTTCCGGTTAAATTATCAACAAATTCTTTACCGGCGTGACCGTAATTTGATTGTATCGTTCTGCAAAATTCTCGTGGATTTTTAAAGAACTTACCGCCGTTACATTCAATTTCAATAACACGGTTGACTGCACCGCCCCCCGATGACATTGATGTTATCGGGCGTTCGCCTGTGGTTATAATACAATTTCGCCACGTCTTAATATTTTGTATACCACCATCTTTTTTACCGCGTAAACGTCCTGTACCCTCGCACAGACGATATATTATATCATCAAAATCCGAACGTTTATTCAGTATCTGCAATTCGTCCATACATAACGGCAGTGAATTTAAACACGCCGCATATAATTCATTACCTACATCAGTAGAATTGAATGTATAGGCATATTTACCGATAACCGGCTCAGCCCATACAGACACTGCCGCAAGTAGCGCAACCGATTTACCCGTTTCTGTATCGCCCCATAGGTGAACGAAGAACGGCAATGCTCCAAGCGGTTTTAACAGCACACTCGCAAAACTCGCCGCCATTACCATACGAACAACGATATTGCCGTTTTTGCGGTAATCTCTGATTATTTTAAGCCATTTTTCATAACTGCCGACCTCTCTTACCGAATTAAATAACTGTCTGAAACTGTCCTGTCCCTCAAACTCCAAGTCCGATATATACGGTGCAAATTCTTTAAATCCTCTGCCTACCCAACCCATATGGTCACACGATTTTTTTTCGATTATTTTGTCATAATTTATGCTTTCAAAATCGCTTAAAAACTGTACGAGTGCCTTTGCATTTTCTGATGTTACACCGACACCGTATTCGGCTAATTTTACGATTTTGTTCGCACTTGCAAGGTCAGAACGTGGGACGATTTTAGTTTTATAATTTCGTCCCGGTCTGCCGTAAACAAGTTGCACACTTTCAACATCAGTATCTACATTTGAATATCTTGTTATCATAAATATCGGGTGTGGACACGCCGTCACTTTTTCACTGAACTGCCCTTTAAACCTATATACTCCGTCATCAGTTGCAATCCATTCGCCTGTGTCCCACATTATTGCAGTACCGCTGAACTCCATTACATTGCCGTAAACAATGCTTTGACCCTTTTGCGCTCTGACGTAGTTTTTGAACTGCGTCCGAAAGTTTGATACATCAAGTTCTTTCGCTTTGTCCGCCATTTGTGCCACAAGCTGACCTTTGATAAACTCGTTGCCGTCAGCTTGGTCTATTATCCATTGAAACGGTTTTGATGATATTAAAAAATCGTCTTTACTGAAATCGGGTATCGTTATTCTGTTTTCATTCTCCATAGCACCCATTCCTTAATCTATATTAAAACGGCAAATCTTCTTCCGATTCGTCCTCATCATCAAATCCACTTGTATCAAATCCCGACGTACTTCCGTCAAGTAGCTTATCCTGTGGAATTTCAGACATTTCCAATCCCTTAATACTTCTTACCGCTCTTGCCTTAGTCGCCCATTTTTTTTGATCGTTCATCATGTATTGTTCACGTCCGAACAATACACCGATTTTCTTACCCTTAAGCGTTTTTTCGTCCCAATTCCATGTATATCCCACATTGCTTTCTTCAATACAGGTAATCATACCTTTGAAAAACGGTAACTGCTTACCCTCAAAACCTTGTCTAAACAGTCCGCCGTTGTTCCACTTTGCGTCCGTTCCGTTTCTTTCAATGTTCGCCGCATATAGATTGCTGTAATGGTCCTTATACTCGCCCTCTGCAATATCTAATTGTAAAACAAATTGTTCCTTACCGGTGCTTGTTTTAACAACTTTCGCGCCTTTAATTTCACAGATATATTTACCTGCCGGCAATGTTCTGCTCTCTCCTGTGTATGCTTGTGCTTCATCATATCCCTGTATCTTCTTCATTAATTGTTTCCTCCTCATTCAGTCCATAGTATTCTCTTATTCTTTCGTCAACTGCTTTCAAATCATTGTCAATCTCTAAATCAAACATATCCATAGGTGACTTACACGTTGTATGTCCGTCTGATTGCGTTATGAAACTATGACTTTGACCGTCAGCTTGACATAGTAAAACGATTGAAAACAGTCCCTCAACGGTCAACTGATTGTCCAACATTTTACCGATTGTTTTCGCTTTAATTTTACCGTTTTCGGTCTGCTCGCAATGGTGCAAAAAATATACGATTGTATCATCGGGCAATCCCTCAATGATGAATGTAATCATCTTCTGAAAACGTACCGCCATATCGGTAAACTTCGCATAGCCTGTTTCTTTTGCACGATTGAACGAATCGAACGCCAACAGATATTGACTGTCGTCTATAACGTATCGCTTATACTGCTTTTTACTTAATTCTTTGGCAATAACATTGTATGTAGCCTTTTTGATTGAATTTAACTTCTTGCGGAACGGAAGTGGTTTACTTGCCACATTAAATATTACCAAATCATCTGAGTCAAAATTTCTCATACTTGCGCTTTTTCCGCTACCGCTTTCACCCATAATTAAAACCGGTATTCCCATATGTATCACTCCTTATTTTATGCTCATATTGTTTCTCACGGTCAATTTTGCGTGTGGAATATCAAAACCGCCCTGCAATATTTCTTTGATAGCTGTTTTGTTTGGCTCCGGTTGCTTATATGTCAGTAAGTCACTGTTGTTCTTCATTGCATAGTCGATAAATTCGTCATCAACTTCTACTGCTGTTGATTTTCTGTAGCTTATCGCCACTTTTGATGTACTGAACTTATTGCCTTGCAATGCTTGGTTTACAAAGTTCTTCAAACTTTCGGCTCTGTGTTCCAACGACTTACGACGTTCCGCAAGTGCTTTTTCTTCTTCTCTTATAGCTTTGCTCTCGGCTACAAGATTTTTATACCATAACGCTGTATTTTCGATTTTTTCTTCCTTTTGTATTTGCAGTTCTTCAAATGCCTCGTAATCCTTTATCTCGCCAGTTTCTTCGTCAATTAAAGAAAACATTGCGTTGTCTATTTCGTATATGTTCATTTGACTTTTCTCCTTTTCTATGCTAAAATATTGTTGTGTTATAATATATGCCGTTGAACGGTATTGCGGGGGAAATTAAATTCCCCCGCTTTTTTATTATTCAATTATGTGTACATTCGGTACATCTTCAAGCAATTCTCTTAGCTTGTCCGCAACGTTCTTTACTGCCTCACGTTCCCACGCTCCACCGTCTGCCTCAAACAGTGCCGCTCTGCCGTCTTTAAGTCTGATTAAGAAATCGCTTTCCGGTTGTTTTGTTTCTAAAAATGTTCTGTATGGTTTCAACGTAATTATCGGTTTGATACGTTGTTCACCCACAAGTTGAATACCACTTTTAACAGTTGCTGACTGTGTAATACCGTCATCTTTCGTCTGAACTGATTGTTGATCGGTAATGTTGCCGAGTAACTGTACAAGATAATCTCTGTCCTCTGTCGGTGCAAAACGTGACTTTAGGCAGATAATCATATTTTCAATGCTCATATAACTGTCGAAGTCAAAGCTATTGAATTTTGCATATGCAACATATGGTCTTTCACGTTGCATATCATATCTGACCGTACCCAATACATCAACCTGCTCCGGTGATACCACTCTGACGAATAATGGCTCATCATAATTGTCCATTTCTTGTTTCATCATAGTGACTAAACCACTTAGACTTGACAATTTGGTTGTATCAATCAATCTGTCCTCAATTCTGTGTAGTTGCTTGTCTGAAAATGCGCCATGGTCGGTTTCAATCACCTTTGGTCCTGTCATATCCTCGATTTTTTCAATAAACTCTTTGTTAATCATTATCTTTATCCTCCTTAAATTACATTGCTTTCTTAATTGGTATAACCTTTGGCTCGTCTTGCTCCGAGCCGTCTAATGCCATTTGTCCCGGTACTTGTGGCAACATTTCGACCAACGCTTTGCCCTCGTCTGATTCCGTCAAATACAACGCACTTTCAATGTTGTTCGTTGGTGTCAATGTTGACTCAACCTGTGTTGACATTTTGATGTTCTGTCGCTCGCTGTCCGGCTTTAACGACAGCGTCAGCGTTATCTTTCTTACGGCGTCCGCCTTTGTGTTTAGGTCGCTGATATTATCAACAACCTTTCCCAGTTCATAGTCTAATCTTTCACCGATTGCGCCACGAGCGACCTCTAATAAATTTGCATTACCCACTTTTTATCATTCCTTTCTTGATTTTTTATTTTTTTGTGGTATAATATATGTAAAACATAGATTAATCTATGTAATTACCTTTGACCGTTTACGAGTGCCAGCTCATACGGTCTCTTTTTTTATGCTGATTTTGCAATGGCAGCCTGCTCCAAGATTATCATTGCTTTTGTACATTTCTGTTTGCTTAAAGGTTTCTTCTGCGTATATCGAACAGAATTTTAATAGTGTATCGCCAGTTTCCTTGTATTGATATATCGCTCTGAAAATCTTGCACGCTTGCTCTATTGTTTCAGCCTCAATAATTATCCAGCCACCCTTAAATGGCTGTCCCTCACTGCCGAATGTAATGTAATAGTCATTCATTCTCTTTTACCTCCCAATCATATTCATCATTATAAATTCTGTCATAATCAGTATCATACTAAATACAACAACCGATATAGCATACTTAATTCTTTCAGACATTGCACACCTCGTTTCTTTTTACGATGTCCAAAACTTGCTTAACCTGTCTGTCGAACTGCTCCGGTGTTAATTCACCATCCGCCTTACGATATTTTTTATTACATACAATATCTCTTGCCACTTCTGCTAAAATTCTTATACCGTCTATGTTCATAACTGACATATTTCGGCGAATTTCTCTTATTAACTTAAACATCTTTTTTACCACGCTTTCGTTTCTTTTCGTCCTCTTTCATCAGCTTTAAACTGATAATTAACCCAACACCGAAACTAATCAGTGCAATTCCTATTGTGTTCATTAGTTTACCTCTCTTTATCCTGTGAGCTTGTCCTATCGTCGGAGCATTAAGCTCCTTTTTCTTTGTTTGCTTGAATAGCATTGTACTCGTCAATCATTTCCTGCGACGGCTCAACCGTTACATCACCGTACCCAAGCATATGATACATATTTTCTATATGAGGTTTCCAATGCTGAAAACGTTCATAAGCAGGTCTGTCTTGCCAACTGCCTACCACTTCAACGTGTACTTTAGGTTGCTTTCTCGGCTTTCTTGCCTTTTTGGTCTTTTCCGCCTCCATGATTTCCACCTCCTGCTTTAATCTATGTATTTCATTTTTTGTCCTATTACTTTGTACTAAGCGATCTGCTCCTGTTCCATTATCGGAAGTATACCCTCGCTCTTTAACAATGCATAAATAAACAATCTGCCTTTTTGTGTCCAATATGTATTTACTTTAGAATGTTGTTTGCCGTCATTTCCGTTTACAGTGTGTGTCTTTGTGCTTGTATAGCCTTGCTCCGCATATTCTTTGTACAGTAGCCATATTTTACCTTGTTTAAATTGTATCTTGTGTTCTTTTAAGAAATTGTTTAACCATTTTGCCGACTTACCGTAATCCTTTGCTATGACAGTGACTGATAATAAATCGGGACAATTTAAAACTAAATCATAATATGACGCCTTTGGTTGAAGTTCCATAATCTGCTGTTCTTGAACTTTAACAGTGGTGTTTAGTTTCTTATTTTTCTCTCGCTCCAATTTTAATGCCGTAAACGCTTGTATAGCTAAATCGGGATTATCCAACAATTCGTCGGTTGCATACATTCCCGTTTTGCGTATTGCCGGTAATACATCAGCCGTAACCCAATGCTTAAACTTCTTCGCATTCGGCATTTTGCTTGATAGGATAAGACTGTACAAACCCGATTCGTTTATAATGATTGTTTCTTTATTCTGATTACCGTCAAAAAGCATGACCTTATGTCTATCTTCTTCATCTACATGGCGGTTAATATCTCGACTACCGTTTTGGTACTCGAGGATTTCCGCCACATCCTTACCGACAAACATAATCTCTCCGTTTACTGTTGTTGTTCTTACAGAGCCAAACTCTGCATTTTCAAATACCTTTAATTCTTCCATAACTTTAATTTTCCTTTTCTTATATTACCTACGTCTATTACCTACGTCGATTGTATTTTTTAACCATTTGTGCTATAATCATCTCGGAAGGAGGTGATTATAATGACAACAATATTTGTACATTTCTTAGACTTAAAAATTAATAAGTCAATCGAATTTAATTATATCCCGCATATCGGAGAAAAGTTTTCACTGTCCGAAAACGGAGATATATACGTTGTAAAGGATATACTATACAATAATTTTTCTTGCCCATATAAAATTGAATTGTATGTATCAAAATCAACACTTAATAGCTAACAGCTATATTGATACCCTTTTACAAGTGGCTCCCACTGTGTTTGTTTGCTTACACTTACGGGAGCTATTCTTTTATAACCACCGTCACAATTATAATCGGCATTCTTATTTGAAATAATCTTACTACTTCCTACATAGTAATAATCACCTGTATGACGATTTTGTGATACGTATAAACACAATGCTTTTTCTTCATCTGCATATATCACATGAAGAAGAATACCGTTATCGAGCTTTATATACTCATCTTTCTTAAATTTCATAATTCTCACCTACTTTCTTATATTACCTACGTCGATTGTATTTTTTTACAGTTTGTGCTATAATCATCTCGGAAGGAGGTGATTATAATGTCAAAGTCTTTTGAAGAATTTTCTAAAATCATATTAGAGAAGTATAGTAAAACTCCGAATGAATGTGATTCCTATACTAATTTTGCATTACTTATGAAACAAACATCTGCAAGTGTTACTTTAGACATTCTTAATGAGTATCACAAAACCTTTATTGAGAAGAAATAGCATTTGTCAACTTTTCTAATATTTCATTTAAAAGAACTGTCTGTAACGGATCTAATAGTTTAGATAGTTCTTTTTTCCTTACCGATACTTTAAAAATAATTTTCTCGTCTTCCATAACTTTAATTTTCCTTTCTTCTGCGATATGTGCATGATTGTTATACCTTTATTATCAATGTATTTTGCAATCTGTTTTTGCACACTTTCCACATTTCCTCACCTATTTTCTTATATTACCTATGCATAGTTGCTTTTAGGAAACTAATTCAGCAAAAAAAATATTCATTATTTTTTCTTCATCTAATCCAAGAATAGACGCAATCTTTTGAATTTCTTCTTGCTTAAAGCTTGTTTCCCCTTTTAACCTGCTATATAGGCATTTTTTTGATACACCCAATCTCTCTGCAAGTTGCGGTTTTGTTAAACCCTTTCTTGCAATTTCTGCATTTAAGTCGTCTATGTTCAT